GCCAATCCAGCGTATGCCGATCCAACCTGTGCTGTAGTAACACCACCCAAAGCATCAATCGCCTGCGCCACCCGGAGAGGCGTCATGACTGTGGCATTGTCCGTCCCCAACTCCGCCTGAGCCTGCGTTGCTAAAGCCCGCTCACCCGACGACGTAAACGTCCCCGCCCCCTCATCAATCGTCCCCAAAACGATCCAAGGATCAGTGTTGGTCTCGTTCCGCTTCTTCAACTGGTTGTTTGTCGTGTCATACCAGATCATGTTGGCATAAGTAACGCTAGGGGCAGTTGCGTTAGAGTTTTGAGTTACGATTGCTGCAAGTGCATTGTTAAGATCAGCCCTAAAGTTAGGCGCTGTTTGGTTGTCAATAACATAGTCATGAGTTGCCATGTCGGGTTCCTTTAGTTATGTTGCACAATGGCATCAAGGCTTGTGATGCTTGGGGTGATGTTGACAGATTGGCTAGAAAGTTCAATCTTATACTTAGCAGCCCTTGCATAAAAGTCCCCAACTTTAAGTTCTTGCCAAGCTGACCAAGTAGGGGTTCCAGCCGGATCGTCTTGTGTTGTGGCAATGTAAACAACCACGTTAGTGTCGTCAGCTTGAGTGCCACCAGTAAAGTCATCAAACAACCCCGGCAAAGCATCAAAGAAGCCGGGAAGGTCATCCCACAAACCAGCAGACCTGTCTACACGAGTGATGTCTACATCAACCCTAGACCTGAACCTACGAACAGAACCAGTATCAATATAATCACTAAACTCATAGGTAGCTGTGAATGGTGCAGTTCCCGACACTGTGGTGATCTCAAGATTGCTACCAACAACAGAACAATCCACCTTAGTACCGGGGAAGGTTGGGTCTTCCGTATCAGTCAAGGTTGTGGTAAATGTCTCTAGAGCAGCGGCAGGCACAGAGATGGAAGTGAAGTTCTCTGAAATGTTCCCAGTCTTGTCATAGGCCCTAATCATGTAGGTTCCCGGTTTAGCAGGAACAGCAACAGAAGCACCGGGACGAGGAACTTTCTCTACATAGGTAACAGCACCAGCCCAATCAGCCCCACTCTCATCAACAGAGTGACGAATACGATAGAAAGATAAATCAAGATCAGGGACAGGGTTCCAGTTAAGGTTTATTGTTGCACCATTCAACTGTGCAGAAAGACCTGTCACATCAGCAGGTGGGAAAGCAAGACCTGCCACAACAAAGTTTGTATAGGTTTCCCAATCGCCTTTAACACCAAGGAAGCTGTAAGCCCTTGCACGAATATCATAGAAATCATCAAACACATCTAGGATTTCAAAGCGACCAAGATCACCTACACCAACCACAGACCAATCAGTATCAGAGGACTTCTTAAACTGAACCTCTACTCGTTCAACAGCAAAGGGTGTAGAAGATGTCACATCCACATAGATAGCGTTTGTAATGTGTTCGTTGATAACCCTCACTTCACTATCAAGGGCAATACCAATGGCAGGAACAAGGAAGGGGTTAGGAAGAGTTGTGTTGTTGCTCTCAAAGACAGAGGCACTTTCATCTGTGAACACAGCAGAACTGATTTCCCGAAGGGTCATCTGAACTTGCAGGTCAAGCCTCTCAGTCAAACCAAAGGTCCAGTTAGTCACTTCAAAGGCTTTGTTGCTCCAACCGAAACGAGTGTTGTTCACATAGACAAAATCACCCACATCAACTTGGAAAGCCTTCAACCCAAAGGAAGCAGAGAAGGTCAACTGTTCACGATTACGACGAAGTGCAATGTTAGCGATACGCTGTGCAGTCTTAGAGGAAGTCGTAAATGGCAACGGGAAGTCAAGAGTGTTGACAAGGTTGTTATCAGCAGTTACAAAAGCAGGATCAGACACAGCCGGGTAATCAGCTTCTTGCCAATCACTCTCAGCACCTTTGAACTTGCCTTTGACAGTGTTAAAGTTGCTTCTACGAGAATGTCTAGTAGACAGACTGATACCACTACGAAGATCGTTCTCGTCAAGGGTAATAGTTGGTGTGGTATATTTAGCAGCCTTCATACGCCACTTGCCTTGAGAATACCACAACAAACCACCCATAGAGGTGAGCATGTCTGAAAGGATTTGGCTAGGCTCGAAGCTGGTTACGAAGTTACCGTTGCAAGTGTAACGCTTTTGACTGTCTACAACATCGTCACACCAGTCAGCAGCATCTTCTACAAGATTGTCTTCAATGCTACCAGAAGGTTGAGCCAGACCATAGTCAGAAGCGATATAGTCTCTCAGACACAACGCCGGGTTATCTGACCAAGCAGTCGTGCTAGTACGAGGGTCAAAGACCTTCTTACCACGAATAGTTGCCGAGACAGCAGGGATACCATTGGGGAAAGCATCTGCATTATATTTGAAACGGACATAGAGGTAAGCAATACCTTGCAGTCTGTGGGCAGAAGTCCAACGACCATCAGTCAGGGCAGAGGTTTCACTGATAAGGTCAGCATCAGCAGTTTGTGCTGTAGTGCCGTAGTATTGCTTGATACGAACATACCCATTATAACGAGAGGGAGAGGTTACGTTACCACTTCCATCAAGGATAACAACTTCATCATTCAAATAGATTTGCTGATAACTGTCAATTTCGTGACCAGCAAAGGCCATGATGCGATGAAGATATTCATTGTTTGTTCCTGTGGAAGCATCATAGACACGCACACCACCAACACGAACCTCACCATAGATAATCTGGTGATCTAGGGCTGCACCACTTTCACCAGCAATGCTGTAACCACGAGAACCTCCAAGACTAGGTTTAGGGGTAAGAGCGTTGAGGGCGGCACCCATTGCAGTAGAAATAAGGAAGTGAGTGAAAAAGGTTCCTGACACCCCTGCACCAAGAAGGAAACCCCCAAGAAGTGTTCCTCCTGAAAGGGCTGTCATCCCAGCAGAGATAAGTCCAATAATTGCAGATGCAGCCATTCTAGTTCAACCTCTTCTCAAATTTAGTCTCGACCTTGACATAACCAAGCCTAGACAAGAGGCTAGAAATATCAAACCTCTCTGTGTAAGTTATTTGCAACTGTTCAAACCCATCTTCTTGAAGACATGCCTCCACAAACTTAAACAGCTTTGCTCCAACAAGACCTTTTCTGTGGTCAGGGTGAAGGAAGATAACATCATTGGCAACAATAAACTTACCTTTGGAGTGAAGGCTGGGGCTTATTACAACAGAAAAATACCCTACAAGTTTACCATCAAACCTTGCAGTAAACACCTTTAAGGCTTCATTGTCTTCTAAAACTTGATAAAGTTCCCAATCTGGGTCAAGAGGGAACCTGCCCACTTCTGACCAATCTAGGAACAACAGTTCAGAGACTTCTGGGATAACTTTGTATAGAGGCTCTTGTTGGTAGGTAATAGGCATGTCGGGTGCCTCCAGTACTAGTTTCCAGTTCTTCCCCAGAAGATTTCTTTATCTTGAAGGGAAGCCACAAACTCTAGCCCCCTATCACTAGGAAAGCGAGACTTCTGATCCTGATTGGTAAAGCGTCTAACAACAGGGCGTTCAAGTTTAATCAAGACGTTTTCAACAGTCACAGAGATTGTGGCAGTGGAGGACTCTTCTGAGATGTTCATCTGGTCAAGTTCACCAGCAAAGACCTCTGCGTAGTCACTGGGTGCGCTAGTCATACCAAAGTAGATACGACATTCACGACCCTGATAAGGCTCAGTAAGGGCTAAGGACAAGAAGGTGGAAGGGATACCACTCATCGTAATGGTAGCACCCTTAGCCTCAATCTCTGTGGTTTCCTCAACAGAGGACACATTCAACAGTTGACCTGCACCAAGATATGTCTTAGCACCAATCGTCAGATCACCATAGCCTGACCACACATACAAAGGTCCACTAGAGAAATCAATGTCAATGGCAAAGAAGGGGTAAACAACACCATCGTCAAGAGAAGCCAGAAGGCTTGCAGAGATGTCTCTACTCATAGGGCCTCCACACAGTCAAAGGTGATGCCATACGAACTGATCTCGTTGATGCTCCACTGAGTGATGTTGTCCTTGAGACGGAACCTTCCCTTAGCTTCTGTGAGGTCTACAGCAGCATCAGTTACACTCTCACGAAGTGCAGGCCAGATTTCGATGGTGCCATTACCAGAACGATTTTGAACCACCTTGTGAAGACGAGTAGACGAACCGCTTCCAAGAGAAATATAATCACCAGCCAGCAGAGTGCCAGTCATAGTGATTGTGGGAGAGGTACTTCCAGCAGACCCAGTAAGGGTGGCTGAAACAGCAGTGCCACGAGGGGCAGGACAGTTAGGGTCAGACAACAGGAAAGTCCCCACCTGACCATAGAGGCTTAGAAGGAAAGCAACCCAACTCTCAGCATCCTGCCTCTTCATAGGTGGGAGAGAGATAGATGCAGCCCACCTTTGACCGGGATGGGCTACAACCTGTTGTTGGAACGTGAAGGGGGATTGACTAATAGCTACAGCATTTTCAGCCATAAGGGTAATGTTGGCAATACCAATATTAGTCGGGGTATTAACTGGGTATGAGATAGCCATTCTATATCCTTACGAGAACGCAGCTTTCATTTGACCACCACGAAGACGGGCATCAATAACAGCAGCTTTTGTAGCATTAGTAATCTGTGGGATCATCTTAGCAACTTCGGCACGAACCATAGCTGCGTCACTACCCGTCACAGAGAT